GAAGAGACCCGGTGGGCCCAACTGCATTTTGGCCGCTAGCGGCAATAGTAACGGCGCCGTTGGCGCCCCCATCTGTAATCGTAACCCCACCGCCTGCCGTTAAAACTCTTTCGCTGGGAAGCTTAGGGTTGGCCGCTATTACAACGTAAGATGCATCCAGAGGCGGGTAAGGAGCCGCGCGCGGTGCTGCGTTGGGGCCCCCCTCTTCTTGAACTGTGGGGGTAGTAGGGCGTGTGAGTTCCGGAACGACACGAAATGCGTCTTGTCGCGCGCGGATGCACTCGGCACTTATCTGAAATCGATGCTGGACCTGTCCAAAATAGTAGCGCGTATCATTATATGTTTTTACAATTTCATAGAGTTGGGTGCCGTATTGCACGAAATCGCCCACGCGCACAAAAAGATCTTGGTCTGCAGTTAGTCTTTTGCTATTAAAATTTACAGTTAGCTTAGTCTGGTATTCGTATCCATAGCGATCGGTGGTTTGTTCATTTTCCACGACCACATATGCGTAAACGCGTATGGGGGGAAGGGCCACCTTCTCGATTGCCTCACCATAAATCTCGCTAAAATTAGATTCTTCAATGCTTATAGGATAATAAGCAATTGGTTGGCCGATAACGCGCTCGGCCAGTTCATCATTGACTTGTTTTACAAGATCACGTTCTTTTTTACCAAAGAACATGGGTGGAGGCGGCGCTGCCGGTTGGCTCCATTTATTTTTAGGATTAGGCATTAGCGGGGTGCCTCCCTAATAAAAAAAAACTTAGAAGTCTTTATTCCATTGACAAATTGTAGTACATCGTACACCATTTCCCGCCATAGCCCCAAGCAAAGCTCCCCCTATCCTACGCCGGACGAGCCTGACCAGTTTACATAGGGGCTGGAGGGAGAGTTGGCACTATTATCAATATTTCTTGTTCCAATAAAGGTCAGGCCAGCAAGTACATCCACCGCTGTCGAACCCTCAAGATGCAATTCCGTTACTTTTAGCTCAAGCGGCCCCAGAACAGAGCCGCTGGTCACAGTCATATAATTACTTCCGGCTATGCCGTTAGCTGAAAATCCGACTTTAAGTTCGGTGGTGGAATTATTTTTAACCACCACCCAATTTGTAACAAATGGAAAACTTACTGAGGTAGCAGTGCCGGCATTAATCCCTCCTTCTACATAGGGTTTTCCTGAAACCTGATATGAGCCTACATTGTGTAGGCCTACTTTATATTGCATTACTGGTGATGTTGACATACTTCTATCTCCGTTTAATAAATAGCACGATAAACATTGTTTTATCTAAACAATTTGTTATCGCGTTTTCTTTGCAGTTTCTGCTGCTCGCGAATGGCTTTCTTTCTTTTTAGTTTTCGCTTTTTGGCCGGCTTGATATAAAAATCTGTTTTAGTCCTATAGGTCTCTACGATTTTTTCTCTTTTACACTTTTTAATAAATCGTTTTATAAGGCGTTCGGTGCTCTCGCCTCTTCTTAAATCCACTCTAATATTTGTCGCCACACTACACCTATTTTCCTTCTTTTAGCCCATTCATATGAACGTTCCAGTTCTTTCCAACTGCTCCAAATAAATTGCTTATATCTACACCCGGATCGCTCGAAGGGTGACCAGCCAAAGGAGATGCAGCACTTGCGCCCGCGGGGGCCGGTGCGGCCGGAGTGGTGCCTTCAAATAGATTTACGCCATTATAGGTACTTTCGCCAATAGCCGACATTAGTTTGGTGCGATGTTCTTGGAGCTTCTGCGTTTTTTCTTTGTTGAATGCATTACGCCGCATTCTTTCCTGGGCGGTATCAACTTGTGGTTTGGGAATTGACGATTGTTCAAGGCGAAGGCTCCCCATTCCCTGAGCCACCTCTGATATAAGACCCGATAGGACACCCTCTTCAAAGATTACCTCTTTAATACATTCTTTTATAAGAGGTTTAAGAATCCTCTTTAACTCAGTTTTTTTCATTAATCACCTACAATTTCATTCATTAATCTGATAATCTTGTTATTCTTTTGGACATGCTCGTTCATTAATTTGTTCTCGGAGAGCCCCATAAAAGCATTGGGGGTAGAAGGCTCCGAAACAATATCAAAACAAATTAACTGGAAATCATCCTCTACAATCGTTTTGCCCATGTGCTCTGTAACCGATCCCATCCCTCTCGACGAGATGCCAATCTTTACTCCTGACTCCACCAATGCACGCAGAATTTGTCCCGCTGGTGTATCTAGAACTTTGGCCTTTCCCATTACCGATCGTCCGTCCATCCAAACCTCGGTCATTAGGTGAGATACATTAGCCAAGTTAATAATGGAAGAGTCTGGGTGATCCAACTCTCCAAGAGCTCGGCGGTCTTCGACAAGTTGTTGATACTTTTGGATCTCACGCTCCATAATTGCACCCGGGTAACGCCGACCATTGCCATTGTCGCAATCTGCCTCTTGCAGTTTTCCAGAGAGCATCATGCCACCTTCCCGAACAAACTTCTTTTCAGCTTCTGTCAGTAAATCCCGACAGACGCCACCTTCGCATAGTTCATAAAATTCTCGGAGAAGTTGGGGCATCGTTCGTTTAAAACTCTCGGTTCCGATCGTGAATAATCCTGAACGCGGCATCGGCGACTGCCTCTGCTTGTCCCGGAACCCATCCCTCTTCGCCACTAGCAAAGGGTTCTGTTTGAAGGACAAGGTCCCTCAAGAATTCTTCCGCAGCCTTGTAGGAAGGCTTCGACGTCCTTTCGTCGAATTCGGGTGGGATGGCTAGGAGCTGTTTCTCAACCCCTGGTTCATCGGCTACCTGCTGTGCTAGCCCCTCGACGTCCAACCGCTCGTGCAAGAAGTATCTTGGATCGAATCTTTTTTTATTTTTTCTACGTACCATAATTTAATTCCTATTTGTTTTAATTTGTTTTAACGTGAACCTTTCGACCCACCTAAAGTATGCTACCGGAGCAGCAACGACGAACTGGCTGGATCATCCACTTTTTCATGATTCACCTCCTTTATGGGTCACCTTGATCCCGAAATCATTTACCACCATACCTAACAGATAGGAGGTTCCAGCAGCTACACACCCGCAAATAAACGCATTAACGACCGTATAGTCAAAATTAAATAGTTCTGTATAAGGACTTATGCCCCAAAGAAACACGCCAACCCAAAATCCCATGCAGAGATGACAATGGAACAATCTTCCTAACCCACCCCACGCATTGCACTTGGGACGGATCTTATTAAAAATTGATCCGTGAATAATAATAAATGTCATGCCGTATGCGGCAAGTATAAAATGTAGTAGTTCCATAGTTATTTGCTTTCTTGAAGTGGGAAACTATATCCCCCGTGTTTCATATCCAGATCTTTGGTGAGCTCATGGTTCTTCACATACTTAATGGCCTGTTGGTTAACTGTATCTCCCATAAAGTCGCGCATGGGCTTGTCCATAAGGTTATCAGTTGCGGCTTGCCACTGCGTTTGGTCGAGCACCCCGCCGGCGAGGTCCGCTGCAAGTTTGTCCGTTTCCACATCAATATCCGCGTGAGCGTCTTTTAATTTCTCTAATACCTCGCGAGAAAACTCGCGATAGATCCCTGAGTCCTCCTCTCCGCCTTTCATTAATTTCTCCATTTGGTCATTCATATCCAAAATCCAGCCTCTAGGAGTCGTAGGCGGATCGTTGACTTGGGATCCTTGTAATAGCTTGGCCATGACTTCTTCGGTTCCTTTTCCGAGAGCACCCTGCAAACCATCTGCTATAGCATCTCCGAAGGGAGTTCCCATAAAAGCGGCCGCGGCGAGGCCGCCGGCAGGGGTGGTGATTAGGCCGGCAACACCTACTACTCCAGCCTTTATAGCCCACCCTAAACCTTTCGATTGTACATAACCTAACAGTTTTTTGCCCGCTGTTTGAGCGCGGTTGTCATCAGGGTTGTCCTTTAAAGCCTGTTCAATCTTCTGTGCTATCCGCTTCGTATGGCCTGTATACTCGCTAACATCATTTATAAAATCTAAAACCTTGTATTCATCTAGGCATGCCTCGCCTCGGCATCCCTCGTCAAGTTGCTCGACGCGATAAGATCGCCAGCTCTCCATTATGAGCCCCATCTCGCTCATGTTCTAGTACCTATTTCTGAGCGGGAAGTAATAGTAGCCCGGGCGCATGCCACCCTTTTGAGCATATTGCGGAACCTCACCATATTCGGTGGTGTCGCGATCGTCGGGATGAGTATACATGTCTTCCAGTTCTTTCTCGTATTGATCCGCTATCCTTTCGGTCTCGGCTTCGTAAACCAAAAATTCAGAGATTACAAAAACTGCGGCTTGTAAGGGGTTAACTTCTTCATTAGTAAAAAGCGTCGCTTCCAAAGAACGAAAAATATTTCCTCCCTGAATGGTGTTTCTGTCTACTACTCCTTTATCGGCCAGCAGTTCAAGTAGGCGATTTTGATATTCATACACATCATCCGTTGCCGTTGTTTTAGGAAGAATAACAACTTTCATAGGCTCCGGCATGACAGCAATATCAATTTTTGCGTGGTCCATAATAAGCAAGGAACCATCAAGAGCCTTTCGTGCATTTAATTCTACCGTAGCTTGGGGGCCGCCAATCTTAATTGTTATCATGAACTGTCAGCTCCTTCATAAGTTCTTGTGTTTTTAAGATTTTATTGAGATCTGTATCTGTAAACTCACGACGTCGGAACTCTTCTAAATACTCTCTTACTCCTTCCAGCTTTTGAGCCACAAGGGGCTCGTCACTTGTTTCCATAACAGTGTTAACTAGATTCTTAAGACGCGAGAGTTCTTCATTAAGATAAATCTGCAACTCAAATCCATCATCGGCGAAACTGGTGATAACACGGTTCAATAGATCTTTTTGTTCCCCCAATAGATTGGAATATTTATTGTTAAATTTTGTTATAAAGGAATTATAAGCCAGACTATCTAAAGATTTCATTTTCGTTTGTGCGTGAGGAGACGTTTGTTTGCTCATGCGATCCACTAAAGCATGTTCAAAAAGAACTTTCTTTTTAACCGAAGTTTTAGAATTAAAAATAGCGTTTACTGAAGCCAAGGATTTAAAGTTTGGCACAAAGTTAGCCCAAACTTTTTGCCCGAGCCCCTTATTTATGGCAGCGATGGCGGCGCTCTGCATATCAAAAATCCGTTCTTTATCTAACTTCTCATGAGCCCACTTTGTTTCTTGGAGCAGCCTCTCCGCAACATTTTCTTGAAGGCTGCTTGTTTCAAGCAGCGTTCTATATAATTGTAGCTCGCAAGCTAAGGGACCGCCTTTTGAAAAGAATTCTTTAAGTATGAAGACAATTTTCCTCTTTCGTTGAACATCCTGGCGTACAATAGTCTGAGTCAGCTCCCTCGTAAGAGTCTCATAAATAAATCCCGTGTTGCGCTTTTTATTGTGCTTCATCTTCTTCGGCCTCTTTTTGCTCTAGTTGTTCCACAAGTCTGCGAACTTTCATGGTATTTTCCATCAAAGTCCTCTCACTCATATTATTATAAATAGCTTCTTTTTGCTCGTCCAGACCTACCAATGATTTAAAGTCTATTTTATCAACACCTAAATGAGCTGTTTTGATTTGGCCCGGAGTGCGAACTCGGGCAGTTCGGAGAGTAGGTGCTTCGGGTAACGCGGTGTTGCGAATATTTCTACTCACAGGTCCCGATCGTCCCTTTCGACGACGATCGCCCCCACGTTTGCGTACAGTGGTATAGGTACTTTTCTCGTATTTCCTCACATCTCCGTCGTCTTCATTCATCTCGTCGCGGCGACCGGGGGCCGTTAGGAGAGCAGACTCTTCGCCGCCGCCGGCGTCTCCTCCGAGGTCTTCGCCACCGAGCTCTTCTCCACCGAGATCACCGAGGCCCTCTTCGCCGCCGAGATCGCCTAGGCCCTCTTCACCACCGAGACCCTCCTCGGCGCCTTCGGCTGTGACGGCTTCTAGAGATTGTTGGTACTTACGATCATGATAAGTCTCGCGCTGATTACGGAGAATCTCATCATCTGAGAGGCCCAAAATATTAATGCCCACCCATCGTTTACTATAGGTACCCTCCGGAACCGCATTAGCTGTGTCAAATTTAGTTCGCAAGTATTCTAACTGTTGAAGCTCTGCAAGTCGGGATGGATTGTTTAGTGATAAATCAAAGCTAATTAAGTCGTCGCCGCGAAAGCCCAATGTGTACAGATGTACAACTCCAATTTTTTCTAGCTCTGAAACAAAGGCTCGCTGCAGGCGCTGAATCGTTCGGGCGAATCGAATGTCTTTTTGAGCCAACGTCGTCTTGTCCTCTGTGTCTCCTTCCAAATTGGTTAGATATGCCTGTGGGATTTTAATCGCCGAGAACAACTTGTCACGCATATATTTAACATCTTCGATATCATCAAGCGATTTTGCACCCGGGAGGGAAGTAATATCGGATCCTATACCGCCGCGCATTGGAATAAAGTAATCCTCTTCTAGTGAAAGGGGATTATAGCGCAGATCAACGCGCCCGGTATTGGCATCTACCAGGGAGTTGCGCTTCATTTCCGTCTTAACTTTTTCCATATACTGTGGAACATCCTGCGGGGGAATATTGCCGACGTCAATTTTAAAGACGCGTCGCTCCGGCGCGCGGACAACTCGATAAGCTATCATCGCATCTTCTAGGAGGGTCAGCTGGCGCCAGATTCTTCGCGCAGGGTCCAAAACAGAGGTACCATACGGAGCGTGCCTATCATTGCCTAAAATCCGAAAATGTGCAACCTGCCAATTTTCAAAAGTCATGCCTGCTCCGTTCCACTGATATTGTACATAATTGGGATTGGTAGGATCCTGGCCTTCTAATCTTTCTATCTCGTTGTTTGGAAGACCGACCACGGATGTTACACCCAGTTTCTCATCAACATCTAAGTAGAGAAAAAAGTCTCCATATTTAGTCATGGATCGCGACCAACCAAAGGCATTGAATTCAACATTTAAAACATCATAAAACAAAGAATCTAAAATTGTTTTAATCTCTAAATTCTTACATTTAACGGCCAGCATTTTATCAAATTCGTTGGAAGTAGTCATCTCATCCGCAAAAATATCTAATGCAGATGCAATCTCGGGCATATACTCCATCTGTTCAAAATCTACATACCGCTCTGCTCTATTCTGATTTCGAAAGGCCGCAGATGTAAACAGATTATAGTTCTGCGACATATTGTTATCGGCGCGTTTGAACTCTTGGCCGCTCATTGAGCGGAAACGATAACGATATTTATCTAAATTATTACGACGTTCTTGTCTAGTAATCTGAGTCCTATAATTTATAATAGGACCAGAGAGAAGTCTCGTTAGTCTCTTAAATAACGGATTTGCTGGGTTTCTTGTGTTTCTTTCGTTTTTTGCCATCTGTTATCCCTTTATCAGCCCCATGTATTTCTCATTAAATTTATAAGCTTCTGTAGACCGAAGGTTCTCTTTAGTTGCTTTGTGCCCGTGCATCCCCGGCATTGTGGTTGAAATGGTGGTGGTAGTGGTGGATATAGAAGATAAAAATTGTTTATCATATTCGATATTTTTTTGGCTCTCAACAATCACTGTATCTCTCACCCAACACCCAATGGCAAAAGACATAACCAAATCATCATTATAGCTTCTCATCGCCTGGGGCCTCCCAGATTTCCAAATAAACGTTTTCATTTCAGAAAGCAGCCGATTTGAATTAATCTTAACTAGTTTGTTTCTCATAAACTCTTCCATCTTTGCAACGATAAGGGGTCGCGTTTTCGAAGAGGTTGTGAAACCAGGAATAACGTTGGATCGCCATTGTGCGGCAATAGGGTCAACATACTGATGATCTCCCTTGGTGGAGTGATATAGATTAGGATACCCTTTATCTAATAATTTTTTAAGTACCGCATACCCTATATTATTGTTTTCTATCACTAACATAGGCTGTCCATACTCATTCCCAACATTATACAAAATATCGGCAAAATCATCCGGCGTCGGTTTTCCCACATATTCAGCGACAACTTCCATTGTTGCCAACTCTAATATATGAAATGCACTATTATCTTTACCATCCCCGCGAGCTACATCGGCGACAATTAAATACGGCTTTTCTGGGAGGTAACGCTTCCAAATCCAATAGTTTCTATCGAAGCCAGTACGATACTCAGGCGCTACGGCCCTTTCCAAATACCATTGAATATCATCGGGATGAATAACTGTTTCACCCGACACATTAAAGTTGCATTGTAGCTCTTGAGCAATCTGTCTTTTTGACATATTCTTGGTTTCTTTTTCAAACCAAGCTTTGTCGCGATCCGGGTGTTTGTCCCATAGTAACGTGGTCATATGAAATGCATTTGTGCCAGCCTCCGCTTCGACACAGTTTTGGTGGAACCAGTTTCCAACGCCGTTAGGAGTAGACAATGCGATGCAGCGACCACCCGTCGACAAAGTAGGATAAAGAGCCGTCCAAAGATCGGCCAACTTTTCAACGTGAGCGGCCTCATCAACCACCAGAAGAGACAGCGCTTCTGAGCGCCCGGCGTCCCCAGATGTTGAAGAGCTTTTTATTTGAGAGCCATTTGTCAACTCAAACGAAGTTCGGTTATCGACCGTAATCTGTGTTATCTTCATCCATGGGGGCAGATTCTTGATAATTGCTTTTACCTTTTTAACAAGATTGGTTGCTGTTTGAAGTTTGGTAGCAACAACAAGAATATTCTTATCGCGGTAGAACAACATGAGCCACGCAATATAAGCTGCTGTAATGGTGGAGATTCCAAGTTGGCGCGCCTTTAAAATAATATTAAAACGATAGTCATTAAAATCCTTTAATAGTTCTTGCTGATAATCGTATGCCTTAAACGGAATAAGGCCGCGTTGGGGATGAGAGATTCGACAATAGCTCGTTGTGAAATAGATCGGGTCCTTCCCCGCTTTAACTATCTCTTTTAAAATCTCTTGTTTAGTGAGGACATTCCCCATAACATTTGTTACTTACCCTTGCGAGTATCATTAGAAGGGCGCTTATTCTTGGGGCCCAGCGCTAACCAATCCTTTACAGCTTTCTCAAGTCGATCCTTATCAGATCCCTTATTAACTTCTACAACATCTGAAAGGCCGCCAATACGATAATCACAATGAGCTTGTACGTCCGTGCGATAATTGGACATCCTCTGAACTAAAATGTGATGGTCGCCTTCTTTGGTTAGAGTGACGGTATCGCCAGTAATGGCCTTATACTCTTTCTTTAAGAACTTTATAATGTCCTGGAGGTGTCGTACTATATCATCTTCGAACCCCTTGTTCTTGACACTCTTGATTAAGATTTCGGCTTGATAGTTTACTCGCAGAAGGGGCCCATGAAACGAAACCTTAAACCCATCCATAACACGGCGATCGTTAATGTAGTGGCCGTTTTCGCGTGAGAGGCCGGCCTTCCGGGCTTTTCCGTCAGCCTGCAACCCTTCCTCGTGAGCGCCGTCATATGCATTTGCTGCGGCCTGATTAATTCCTTTGATAATGTCGTATACTGTAGCCATATTATTCTTCCCTATTCGGTCTCCAACCAGTTGCCCATCTCTCCTCTCGATCCTCAATCCATTGTATATAGCAGGCGAAGCATGCTTCAAACTTGTTCATATACAAATCATCACGAGGATGAAAAGAATATTTTTCACACACAGGGCAATCCCTATTGTGATCTCTAGTAAGTAGTTTTTTGTTTATTAAAAATCCGTCTTGTTCTACTTTGTCCTGGGATTCAGCAAGTTTGGCAAATTTCTTTTGTTCCTCTTGAGATTGGGCAACGTACTCCTTCTCTTTGTCTTCCGACCAAAAGCGCCGAGGATTGTTAATTGTTTCTCCGCCATACTTTTGTGTTATGGCCTTTTCTAGTTTGGCAATGTAGTTGGGGTCTTTACTCATGGTTTATGCATTTTCTAATTGTTCAATACGAAGAAGGAGGGCATCGTTCTCCGCTTTGAGTTCTTGAACAGCTTTAACTAAAGAAACTGTTACAGCGCGGGGATCCCAGTCGAGCGGTACAAGATTGTCACTAAGGATTACCTTTTCCTTTTGTACTACTCCGCTGGGATCGTCGGTATAAATATTTCTCTTAACCTGCCCTTGTTCATCATAATCATAGTCTGGCCCCAGCCGGGCAAGAAGTGGATCTACATCAAATGAATCTTCTGCGATTAATCCCAGTACCAATTTGCCCGGGTTGGCTTTCAGCTCATAAGTGGCTGGGCGCAATGATAGAATGTTATCTAAATGGTCTGTCGTCACATATTCAATATTATTCTTAATTTTTCGAGTTGATGAAACATATTCTAGGCGACCATTGCCGGTATCGTAGCGGCAGTCCAATTCACCAGAGATGGTGGTATTCATTCCTAGCGCATATAGATTATCCGTGGAAATAATATCGGATGCGGCGCCCTGCGCGCGGATGGATCCATTCACATCCAGTGGGTATGAAGGAGAAGAATCATTAATTCCTACGCGAGTTGTATTGGCAGATGGTTCAGTTATAAACAACCCCTGTGTTAGGCTTGTATGCATATAAGCTATTTGAAAATAGCCGTTGGCGCTGTTGAGGTTGGTCCAAGCGGTCGAGTCATTATCTCGAACTAGCACACCATAAGTAGCACTAGCTGATTTAAGATCTATATAGCCACTTCCCGCATTCCCAATAATTGTATTGCCGGACGTACCATATAAGGTGCCAGTGAATCCAATATCGCCCGCCACATCCAACTCATAAGAAGGCGTCGCGTCCTTGATCCCAAATTTGCCTGCGCTCTCATCAAAATAAAACCCGGTTGTGGTATTGGTTCCATATAAATGAAAATCGCGAGTTGTAGTATCAATCCGGTTGTCGGAGGACCAGGCTCCAAATACCATGAACTGGTCAGGATCGGCGCTTTGTCCAAACTGTATTTGAGGTCCGTCTCGCGAGTTGCCGGCGTCAGACCCGGTTAACATTACCTCGTAATCATTCGGATCATTATATCCAGCAACGACCTGACTGAACTCGGCCTCACCGGTCTTGCAGTGGACGAATGCCCGGTTCGTTCCATCTTGACTTTTAAGGGTGAGGTAACCATCTGTTACAACACGAAAGTTTTTGTTGTTGCCGGTGACATTTTTTAGTTCAAGATGTTGACCGCCACCGGCAGACCCAGTGGCCTGGAATTCCCATGCGCGGGATGTATTAAACTTTAGGAGGGTGTCTCCGCTTGCTGCCGAGGAGCCGTTGCCTAAAACTGCCTTCAAAGCTGTTATCGTTCCCGACGCAGAAATATGCGTTGCGTTATCTCCAACAAATTGAATCAATGCTCCTTTGGACTGATAGATTACATCTTTACTCACTCTTTACGATCTCCGTTGATAATGCAAAAATCCCCAACGAAGTAAGCGTCCCAATACCAAACCCCAGAGCCACAATCCACGGTTCCTTGGTTGGATCTTGTTTAAAAATTAATTCTTGTAAGCGATCATTTTCGGCTGTTTTTAAAATCATCATCGACTCATACTTATCTTTCCAAGAATGAATCTCAATATCTTTATAATCTAGTTGTAGTTCATAGCGTTGTTCTAGCATATGAAGTTCATATCCAACACGCAAGTCACATTCAGCATCTTCAAATTTCTTGTCAACGGCCATTTTGGCCGCGGTATCCAACGAAATTAATATGCCATCGAAAGGCGCTGGCTCACCCGCCTGCAAGGGAACAAGATCGTGCTTTTCTTCTGCTTCGGTTGGCTCTTCGGCTATAGCAAAGCCCGGAAACATCAAAAAAGCCACCAAATAAAGTGACAATATTTTCTTAACCATTCTCTTCAATCCCAAACGCTGCAGCCAGCTCTTTGGCCAACTTCGCAGGATCATTATAACTCTCATCTATAAGTTTTTTAAGTTCTGCTTCTTTTTGTTTATCTAGGGTTTCACCCTTTTTGTTGAAATGGTCTTCAAGTTCGGCGCGCCTTTTAAGGTGTTCCTTGAGACGCGCGTTCTTTTCGGCCACTTCCTCATTATGAATAGTGGTTATAGTTTCCATTTCTTGATCATGAGCATTGCGCTTCACATCCATAAAATCTAACAACGTTGCCAAGTAAGCCCCGTTGCGTGTTAGGGCCCCTATAAGCGCAACCACCACAAAGAGCAATCCCAAAACGATCGCCCACCAAAATTTCTTGGCGCGTAACCATATCTTTTTAGCAACTACTTTAACCTTCGCCCACGACATTACTTAAACCCCTTAAGGCGTGCAACAGTGTCTACTACCGTTTGGCCCCCTATATAAACACAAGTAATAATTACCCAATCACTAGATGCAAGATCTGCAAATAATAATAGGCATGTCGCCGTAGACCAAGCTAACAGTTTTCGGGAAATTAGCTTCTGTAATCCCTTGTCCATTAAGTGTTTCATCATATTCA